TTTTACGAGAATAGTTTATTTTTCAAAGACACAGCTACACTTATATATTTCAATTACAAGACTACTAAGAAGTTTGTATATAAGAAAAAGATATTAGAAGGTGGTGGAGAGAGAATGATTGAGAAAGACGACACTTTCAACCCACCGGAAGATATGATGAAGGAGGGTAAGTTTGAGAGAGTTGAAAAAACTATTGAAGTTTGGTATGAGGGAATAATGGTTGCTGGTTCTAATATTATGTTAAAGTGGGAGCTAGCTGAGAATATGGTTAGACCAAAGTCAGCTTCTCAACACGCAATGCCTAACTACGTGGCTTGCGCTCCAAGAATGTACAAGGGAAATATTGAGTCTTTAGTTAGAAGAATGATTCCTTTTGCTGATCAAATTCAAATAAGCCATTTAAAACTACAACAGGTAGTTGCTAAGATGGTTCCAGACGGTGTGTTTATAGATGCAGATGGATTGAGTGAAGTAGATTTAGGCACGGGGCAAGCATACAATCCAGAAGACGCGTTAAGATTATACTTTCAAACAGGTAGTGTAGTTGGAAGAAGTTATACTCAAGATGGAGAGTTTAATAATGCTAGAGTTCCAATCCAACAATTAAATACTAGTAGTGGTCAATCTAAAATGGCTGCATTGATAGGAAATTACAATCATTATTTAGGAATGATTAGAGCGGTAACTGGACTGAATGAGGCTAGAGATGGTTCAACACCTGATCCAAATGCATTAGTTGGTGTTCAAAAACTAGCAGCTCTTAATTCTAACACAGCTACTAGACACATACTAGAAGGTAGTTTATATATTAGTAGAACACTTGCAGAGGGGTTATCTTTAAGAATAGCGGATTTATTAGAATACGCTGATTTTAAAGAAGAGTTTGCTAATCAAATAGGTAAATACAATGTAAAAAGAATAGAAGATATTAAAGACTTATATCTGTATGACTTCGGTATATTTATTGAAGTTGCTCCTGATGAGGAAGAAAAAGCAATGCTAGAACAAAATATTCAGATGGCCTTATCTAAAAATGACATTAGTCTAGAGGATGCTATTGATATTAGAGAGGTTAGAAACTTAAAGATGGCTAATCAGTTATTAAAGCTTAAGAGAAAAAGAAAGCAAGACGCTGATAGAGAAGCTGCGGCAATGAAACAACAGATGACTGCGCAAACTCAGTTCCAATCTCAGAAGATGGCTTCTGATGCAGCAATGCAAAAGATACAGTTAGAGGGCGAAATGAAGATGAGGGAGAAACAGGCGGAAGTAGCTTTTGAAATAGAGAAGTTGAAGAACGAAGCTTCGTTAAAACAACAGTTAATGACGTATGAGTTTCAGCTAAATATGCAACTAAAGGGAATTCAAGAAGACGCAATTAATAAAAGAGAAACTCAAAGAGAAGATGCTAAGTCTGACAGAATAAGCCAACAAAATACTGAGCAATCAAAGTTGATTCAACAGAGGCAAGAGAAGTTACCTCCAGTTAACTTTGAATCAAAAGAAGATAGTTTAGACGGGTTCGATTTAGCAGAGTTTGAACCTCGATAAGATAAAAAAATAATTAGTAACTTTGCATAATAAAATCAAATTAAATGGAAATTAAAGTAAAAGAATACGATTCTGGACCTCAGAAGTCAAAAGCACAAGTAGAGGAAGAGTTGTTACAAAAGCACGAAGCCGAAGTAAGTGGTGAGAGTGTAGAAGAGAATAAGGTAGAAGCAGTTAAGATAGGTGAAACTAAAACAGAAGAACCTATTAAAGCTGAAGAACCAATTAAAGAAGAGCCTTTAGTGGAAGAAAAGCCACAAATGGGTGAACAAGAAGTTCTTTCATTTATTAGAGAGAAATACAGTAAGGAAGTTAATTCTATTGATGACCTACTTGCTAAAAGAGAGCAAGAAGAGTTACCATCAGATGTAGCGACTTACTTACAGTATAAAAAAGAGACTGGTCGTGGATTTGAAGACTTTGCTAAAATCAATAAAGATTATAGTAAAGAAAGTCCTGATCAAGTATTATCTATGTATTATTCAGAAGTTGAAGAAGGCTTAGACAAGGAAGAAATAGATTATTTACTTAATTCTAGATTCGGAACTGACCCTGAAGTTGATTCAGAAGATGAAATAAAAAAGAAAAGCATAGATAAGAAAAAAGAGCTTGCGAAGGCTTTAAAACACTTTGAAGGTCAAAAAGAAAAATATAAAGTTCCTGTTGAGTCAATGGGCGCTACGTTTTCTGATGAAGACCAGCAGAGGCTTAAAGCTTATCAAGAACAAGTGGAGAAATCCAAGGAAACTGAAGGATTAATGCGAAAGCGGTCTGAAAGTTTCCAGGAGAACACCAATAAATTGTTTACTGAAGAATTTAAAGGTTTTAAGTTTAACATCAGTGATAAAGAATATGTTTATTCTCCTGGCGATTTCAACGAACTGAAGAAGTCTCAATCTGACATTATGAACTTTGTATCAAAGTTTACTAATGATCAAGGAGAGATATCGGATGTAGTTGGATATCACAAGTCGTTGTCAATGGCAATGAATCCTGAAAAGTTCGCAAAGTATTTTTACGAGCAAGGGGTGGCATCAGCTGTTAATGAGTCTGCTAAAAAATCTAAAAATATAAATTTAGATATGAGGCAAACTCCGCAGGTGACATCTAAACAAGGATTTAGTGTTAAGGCTGCGACACCCTCGTCTAGGCGAGGATTGACAATTAGGTCACCAAAAAATAAATAAGTTAAACATTAAAAACAAAAAACAATGAGTTTAAATATACCGGGGTTTGCTCTACAGCCAAGTGCTACTAGAGTTCCAACCGCAACAAACTATATGACAAGTTTTGATTTTTTAAATCAATATTTGCCAGACACATACGAAAAGGAATTTGAGAGATATGGAAACAGAACTCTTTCTTCTTTCTTAAGAATGGTAGGTGCTGAGATGCCTTCTAATTCTGACCTTATTAAATGGGCAGAACAAGGCAGATTACACATTAAATATACAGACGTAACTACTAATGCTACTGCTGGACTTGGAGAAGGAACATTTACAGTTGCTGACACTTTGATTCCTGCAGACCAAATTATGGCTGCTGCTGGAACTGCGTCTCAGATTGCTATTAGAATAGGTCAAACAGTTATGATATCTGGAAACGCTGGCTTTGCTGGTATTTCTAATAAAGGTGTTGTTACTGGAGTTACTGCTGATACATTTACTTGTTCTTTCTACGAAACAGGAGGATATAGTGGGACAGGTAGTGCTTCAGAAAAACTAAGTGTTTTCATTTACGGTTCTGAATTTAAAAAAGGAACAGTTGGAATGGCAGGTTCACTAGAGCCATTTGACACAATTCTTGAAAACAATCCTATTATTATCAAAGACAACTACGCTGTTAGTGGTTCTGATATGGCTCAAATCGGGTGGGTAGAAGTATCTACTGAAGATGGAGCTAATGGATACCTATGGTATTTAAAAGCAGAGCACGAAACAAGAATGAGGTTTGAAGATTATCTAGAGACTGCAATGGTGGAAGCTGTTAAAGCTGAAGGAACTGTAGCTAGTGGTGCTGCTGTAGGTGGTTTTCTTGGTTCTGAAGGATTATTTTCTGCTATTGAGACAAGAGGTAATATCTTTACAGGTGCAATTACTAATTTAGGAGATTTCGATTCTATTATCGAAAGACTAGATAAGCAAGGCGCTATTGAAGAAAATGTTCTTTTCTTAAACAGACAAACATCTTTCGAGATTGATGATATGTTAGCTGCTCAGAATTCTTATGGTAATGGTGGTTCATCTTACGGATTGTTTGACAATGACGAAGAGATGGCATTAAACCTAGGATTTTCTGGATTTAGAAGAGCATATGATTTCTACAAGACAGATTGGAAATACCTTAACGACCCTACAATGCGAGGTGGTTTAGTTGGTGGAGCTATTGATGGTGTGTTAGTGCCAGCTGGTTCAACTAACGTTTACGACCAAGTATTAGGAAGAAACGCTAAGAGACCATTCTTACACGTAAGATACAGAGCTTCTGAAACTGAAGACAGACGTTATAAGTCTTGGATTACTGGTTCTGCCGGTGGTGCTGCTACTAGCGATGTTGATGAGATGAGAGTTAATTTCTTATCAGAAAGAGCACTATGTACTATGGGTGCAAACAATTTCGTATTGTTCAAATAATAGTATAATTTATGGAGGGGAGCAATCCCCTCCTATTTTTTAAAATTTAAATTAAATCAAATGAAAAAAAAGAAAGAAATAAAAAACCGTATCTATAAGTTAAGAAACGGTCACCAACCATTAAGTCACACAATTAATTCTAGAAATACTAGAAGAAAGCCATTGTTATACTTTGATGGTGAACACAATAGACCTTTACGTTATGCATCCAATCAAAAGAGTCCTTTTGAAGATGAGCAAGACAAAAACGTAATATTAGACCCAGTTATTTTTGAAGATGGAATGTTGTATGTTCCTAAAAACAATCCTGTATTACAGGAATTTTTACATTACCATCCAGACAATGGTTCTGTTTTTGAGGAAGTAGATAAAGAAGCAGACGCTCAAAAAGAAGTAGATTATTTAGAGGTTGAGGCAAAAGCATTTAAACAAGCTTCTGAATTAACTTTAGACCAAATGGAAACTTTAGGTAGGGTATTCTTGGAGCTTAGAGTAGGTAATTTGACTACTGCTGAATTAAAAAGAGACATTATACTATTTGCTAAAAATCATCCAGAAGACTTCTTAGATGCTCTTAATGACCCAATGTTGGAACTACAAGATACTGTAGTTAAAGTATTTGACAAAGGATTATTAAGCTTAAGAAACAACGGTAAGGATGTTTATTATAATCTCAAGACTAAAAAGACTAAACTTTTAACTATTCCTTTTGGAGAAGAGCACGTACAGACAGTGGCATCATTCTTTCAGAAAGATGAGGGCATTGACATATACAAAGCCTTCCAGGATATGTTAGAAAAATAGGCTATCTTTGTAAGATTATTAACCACTTAATTTTTTAAACAATGCAAAAGTTTTTAAGTATACCAGTTACAAACGAGCAAAAACAATTAGTCTCGTGTAACGACATTAAATTAATCAAACAAGGTTCTACAGCTACAGTAACTATATCTTATGGAGGAGGAAAAGTAATAACCCTAACTCACGCAACAGCAGCTATGGGAAACGAAGAAATGAGAGATGCTATTCAGGATGGTGTTGTTCAAGTATTGAAACAACAATGGACTGAAGTTATTTTAGAAATGGGTTCTTTACCGAAAGCGGTAAGTGATATCGGAATAGCTTAAGATATGGAAAAGTTTTTAAACATACCCGTATTTAAGCTGTTAGCTAGCGGAACTACTACTTCTGACGGAGCTCCTAGCGAATTAATTGACGAGACTGCAGGTGTTGACTTTGTTAGTTTAGGTGTAAAAATAGGAGATATTATTCACAACTCAACAGATAATACGTATCACACAGTCACTTCAGTTACTGTAGATACTTTAGGTGCTGATAATGGTGGACTTGGAAATGCTAAAGATTATTTTATTCATTCAGATACTATTAGCAATAGCCAATTGGTTTCTGGATCAGGAGTTTTATTAGTAGAACAAGCTAGTACTAGCACTGTAACTATTACCTATGACGCAGCAGCAGCAGCAGCTGATGTTGTTACTTTAACACACACTCCAGTTGCTTCAGGAAGCGAAGCAGTTAGAGATTTGATTGAAGAATCAATAGTTAAAGGTTATACTTCTAGTTGGACAGATGTTTCTCACGATGTATCTAGTTTACCTAATAAAGTAATAGGAATATCTTTAGGATAACATTTTACCTAATATACTATACAAG